CCCTTGAGGACTTTATCCTCTTCATTGATGAAAGACTTAACCAAATCTTTCTGTTCCTTCAACTTCGAACTGACGAAGTTGCTTAGAATTGTTAGCCTTGCTAACTTGTCTATTTCCTTCTTTTTGTTCATGTTGCCTCCTTTGGCTTTAGGGCGAACAACCTAGCTAGGTGAAGGCTTATTAATATCCTTACATAACGAACGCCCATATATTATATATAATCATGTCCTAACTAATTGCAAGTAATTATTTTAAATAAGTTGTGGATAACTTTTTCCTAAGACACACTTCGCTGTCAGCAGACCAGCATCCGGCGTCCTGAGCTCAGGGCCACCTGCACCCTAGCACCGTTATCCGTTTGCGGTAATGGAGAATGGAAAATGGAGAACGATCCACAGACCTCGAGCCAAGAAGTACCAGAACGCTACGACCAGCACAACGCTGCAGGCTTTGCCGATGCCAAGGGGCAGCCTTGTGATGGTAAATGAAACCAGCACAATGGACAACGCCCCAATGGCGAAAACTGCAAGAAAAGAAGGCAACTATTCTGCTGCCCGATCTTCGTTGTCTTTATCGGCGATGATCTCACGACACACATCTTCACATGACCACCACGCCAGCAGGTTCCTGAACTGGTCATGAGACCCGACGGACTTTGCTCCGTTGAATGATGCGATCAAATGGAGAATAGATGCTTCGCCCATGTCACACGACATTTGATCCAGGCGATCCCAGATCTCTCCTTCGAACTTCTCATAGAATGCACAACTGTCTGCGTAGTATATCAACTCAGACACAATGCCTGACTGGCAGCCTTCTAGGATGACGTCCGCAATCTGTCCCTCTTCCAGGTTGTTGATGACCCAATCCTTAATAGAGTTTTCCTTGAACTCAACTGGCATCAGGATTCTCCTGCCAGCTCACGAACCAGGGACAACGGACCCAGCCATATTTGTTTAATAGTAAATGGACAATGTGATCGTATTTATAATTCATTTTTCATCTCCTCCGATTATTTGGTCGATGCGTGCGTTCTCCCGTACCCACTGGATCGCATACTCTGCATCTTTGTCTAGCTTGTCGAATGTTTCTCTGTCGATGGTTACTGATTCGAAATCAACAATATAATATTCTTCTTCCATCTTCGCCTCCTTTGTTTGTGAGCAGGCTACTGGTTAGGTAGCCACCATTGCTCACATAATATATATAGTCCTAACATGTTGGGATGTCAAGAGGCAAATAATTTTTTTTCACCAGCAGGTTACGCCGGGATGCGTCCTGACCGGGGACACATACTGGACCTATGTTGATCGTTGATCGGCAATGGACAATGGAAGTTGAGTGGCGACCCGAGGACGTCAGGTCGCCGATTTGTTTTGTGTTTGGCTAACAAAAACAAAGAAGGAATATTTATTCATTAGCAGAATCCAGCACCGCTGTCAACTCACCTGAGCTGGTGTCAACAACTACCTGCTGCCTGGGATGCTGGTCTGGCCTCGTGTGTAATGGGCAATGGATGATGGTAGTGAGGTAATGGACTAATGGAGCTTGGTGCTTACCCTGCCATCAGGAGTCCAGCTGCCCAGAATACCCATCAGGAGATCCCAGCCCTGAGCTCTGCATCCGGGCGTAATGGAACATAGGTGAGGTTTATCGGCAATGGATGATGGATCACGGACAATGGACCCTGAGAATAATTTGATGCTCTTCGAAAGAGGGTCCTTGGCAAGTACAAATACAGGGCATCCTTCAGAATAATGTCTGTTAATCCACGCAATTTGATGTGCAGAGAAGTTAAGTTTGTTATTATTTATTATTTTTAGCTCTAGCCAAAAGGGTCGTCGATAGAATCCAAAAAGATCTGGAATACCCAATCCTGACGTAGCTTCAATTCTTGTCCAAATGATTGATTTTGTGTTATTTTTTAGTTGTTTCCAAAGATTCTTCTCGTCTGCCATGTTGAATGATCCAGCACCTTTCTTCCTCCAAATCAACCATCAATAACTCAACTCTTAATTTCTTTTGTAATGGAGTCAAAGTTCGATTAATTCTCCTGCCTTTTTTCTTTCCTTTTGCATATTTCAAAGACGTCTTTACGTCATATAAATGGACTTTGCCCTTTTTATCAATGGTAACAAGATCAACACAACCTGTGTCATGAATCGTCTTGAATACCAGATTCCCCTTCTTCAGCAAGTAAGTCGTCGCCAGACTCTCCGATAAGTTTCCCTTCAGATGTGTCATAGTCAATAACTTCAGGCTCGCCAGGAATGGATAGCTTTTTTCTAAGTTCAATTAACTTCTCCTCAACCTCTCCAACTGACATAGAATCAATAGTGCCGTGCATGACTTCTTTCCTGTCAACATAGAGTCCAGCCGCCATTCCTCTATACTTTTCAGCAGCAATCGCTCCAGTATAGTTTCCAGCAGCCTCAGCAGAATCTCGTAGCTCTGCTAGTTTTTGAATGTGTGATTTATAGGAAATGGAATATCTCCTGTTAAGTTCTGCCCTTCTTCGTTCTATTTCTTCAACTACATGAGGGTAGTATTTAGGATTCTGTAATTGACTTGCAATGACCGTAGCGCCAGATTCAGCGTATCCAGCGTCCAAAGCACATTGTCGTGCACTCTGAATTGTGCCCTTTTCGATGAAAATATTGACAAATTTCATCTGTTTTGGGGTTAATTCTAGTGTTTTTACGTTGTTTTCAGACATGTTTTTTGTGTCCATTGTGCAGTTTATTGTCAAAAAAGCTATATTTTTCAACAAACTCTGTTCCTTTGTTCCCTCGCAGTTTTTTGCCAGGTAACAACTTAATTACGGCTAAAAGCCCTGATATATATATATTTTTACAATATTGTAACTCTGTAACCCGATTTCTCAAAATTTTTACAAGTTTAGATTTAATTTCTGTAGAATAATATATATAGTTTTGTCTATGAGATTGGTCCGTGTTTCGTGGTTCGACACTATTGAACATCCAACCGGTTGGTATGAAGCCAGTGATATTAAAGATCTTGAAGATGCGCCCTTGGTTCATAGTTATGGTCTCATCCTTAAACAAAACGAAAAAACAATCACATTAATCGCAGATCTGATACCGTCAGATAATACTTTTGGTCGGGGGACCACGATCCCCAAAGGGATGATCAAAGAGATAAAAGACATCTCAGTTATAGACTAGCAACTCCACCTTGAGCCATAGGCACGCCCATTAAAGCCATTTGTCTTGAGTAATCAGGACTATTTCCTGAGTTATAATGATAATTAAAAATAGCAAGCTGAGGGTCTGTAAGCCCCTCTTTAAATTTAGTTAATCCGTTAGTTGATTCCGAAGAAACGTTCGGCATTTGACTTTCAGACTTAATAAAAGGCATGCCTGTAGCCATTTCAAAAGCTTGTTGATAAGTCATTCCAGGTTGTTGCATTAGCTGTGCATATTTTTGTTGTGCCTGAGGCCCTGCGGCTTTTAATTGTCCACCAATGTCACCAGGATTAAACGTATTGGAAAAAAAATTTGAAATCCCACCGAGAATACCTTTCCCTAATTGCATCATCGGTGTTCCTTTTTCCGCTATGCCAGAAAAAATACTACCAATACCACGGCCCATATCACCAAGTAATTGACCAAACGTGGGAGCTTGTGCGGTCATGTAAGGAGATTGCATTGATAACAACTGTCGACCTTGAGCATCACGGACGATGTTATCTCCTCGATTTTGAAATTGATTAAAAAGCTTACTACGATCTAAGTATCGCTGTATATCAGCAGATCGTTTGTATTTTTGTTCAATGTTCGCAACTTGATCTAAAAAATTTTTCTTACCACCAGCTTGCTGAAACATAGTCTGCTGATCTTTTTGACTATAATTTTTAAAGGAGTCTCCACCAGGAGTATATCCAGAACCTGGACCGGTTGTTCCTGCCGGTCTGTTTGGTTTTGAAGCAGCGGGTTGATTAACGGGTTTTTTACTACCGTATCCTGTGAAACCTCGAAATGCCACTTACTTACCTTTTCTTCTTAACATCATTTCTTTTATTTTTTTGATGTCATCTGCGTTTAATCTTCCAGAAGGTTTTAATTTTTTTGCAAGTTTCATTGCCTGATTTGACATTGCGGTTCCTGATGCTCCAGCACCTGTAATCATAGATCCAACCCCTAGCTTGCCTTTTAATTTTTGTCTACGCATGTTTTGAGAAATTTTTCCTAAACCTGGTGACATTTTGCCAGTTTTTGGTGTGCCCTTAGCTTTTGTTCTGCCACCCATTGCACCTGGTGACATATCTCCAGGATCTTTAATTTTTGATTGTCTTGCAATTACATTTCTTAAAATCTTTTTCATTTTGCCTTTGCGAGTTGTTTTACCTCGTGCGGCTTCTGGTTTTTTCGCCATTGTTTTGCTCCTTGGTCCGTGGTTAATAGTCTTCGTACCACTAGGAGCATAACAAAAATAAATGTCAAGAGCAAAGATTTATTGACTTCTAAAAACGGACTTTGATAAGGTGATAGGTACGCACTAACGCATACGAAGGAGGTTCAACATGCAAGAATTAGAAAAAAAATTAGAGGAAGCGTACATAGTCATTGCTCTCTTACAGGCGAAAATAGCAGAAAAGAAGTAGACTATGCGGCGGTCGGTGAGCCTTGGTTCAAGGCTCCAGAACCCCTAGTCACAATTTCGTGCCATTGATCATGTGTAAATTCTTCACTCGTACCATCTCGATAACTCACCTTATACATTAATTGTTCCTGCATTTCAGGCGGACTCGATACTTTCGTAAAGATTTCTACATTAGTTACAATATCTTTTATCATCTTGGGAAAGATAACACATTTCCTTGCTTGAGTTTACTTAATTTTTGTATGATAAGTCGACGGGTAGCCTCTTGTAAATCTTTAGAATCACCCACTAACTCGTGGTCCCAAAGATCTGCGCACGCTCTTAGCGCTTCTACTTTCTCCGTTTTGTTTTTAAAATAGTCTTGATCATGGTCAATTAAGTCTAACACCATACGCCTAGAGATTAGGGCCTCCAGGTCTTCTGTCATCATGGATATGTTCATACGTTGATTCTATTGATTCGTTAGGGTTTGTAAAATAACTTTTACCCATATATTTCTCGATTCTTTTACGTTCACGGCGTCTTCGATCTCTTAAATAAGCGTAGCGAACTGACATGCCTCTGCCATCCATATGTTCGTGTACAGGTTTATATTTCATGATTTCTCCTTTGTTGTCCTACCGTCTGAGATGTAGCGAGCGGAAAGGCACACCTACTACAACTCACAGCTTTTCACTTGATTCCGGCGAATCAAGCTATCCATCTGCCTTAACCGAACTAGACGGCGTAGTCGGAACTTTTTGTAAACATATATCGTTTTTAATCATTTCTTGAGCTTCTCTTTGTTCCTCAGCCCAATCATCGTAGGCTTTTTCCATGCCTTTGATATAACCTTTTAAATAAGCCACAGACTCATACAACGGTATGTCTGGATTTGTTTCATCTTTCTCACAATAGTTCATTACATTGTTAAAATGTTTATTGAAGGATAGTGATTCAGTTGGCTTTTGCATTCTTTTCCTTTCTTTTTTTCTGCTCTTGTTCAATTAGTTTTTGTATAAATCCACCCATGGTGCAATAGTCTGCTTCTGCCATCGGTCGTGCTTTGTTATACACAGCGACCTTGATTGCCACGGATTTGTATTTGCTAGCATCCATTAAATAACTCCTGTTAATACTAATATTGCATAGGACAAAAATGATAAGGCTATGACCCAGCGAAAGTGTGCTATGATCATTAACGTAGCTAAAAATAATAAAGTTACATATACCATGTCCTAATTTCTTAGTATAATATAAGAATTTATGATATAAATGTCAAGGGAGTATAGATGTTGAAATTTTTTCTAGTCGGTTGGGCTTGTATCGGAATCGGCTATGATCAGAAATGTGTTAGGTTAGGTTCAGAAGTAGTATTTGAAAGCTACGCAGAATGTGCCCAATATTACGAAGTAATATCGGAAGACCTCTTGAGCCGTGATGAAACCATAAATATGAAATTTCACTGCGTTTCATCAGGCGTGCTCGAGGATCTTTTATAGAGTTCTCCTTACATAGTTAGGAAGAGTTCCTTCTTCTTTGTATTGATAGTAGGCAGCTTTCCAATCTTTCTTATATTCTGCTTGTAAAAACTGCTTTAGTGCGCCATCAGCATCTGGTTCCATATGCCAATATAAGCTAAGTATTTTAAAAAATTTACCCATTAATTCTTTTACTCCTGTTCACAGGTTTATTGTTTCCTGCCATAACAATTCTTAAAAGATTTAGATTAGAGTATTTAAAACTCTGTGTGCTTACACAGTCTTTTAGTATGTTTATTTTGATTTTGCTCATAATTTTATCTCCTGGCCAACTTATACATCAGAAAATAAAATTAAGATTTGTTAAATATGCAGATCAGTTATACTTCAAAGTCAGCTTCGAATTCCACGTCTTTTTCTACAGGTAAGTACAAAGTTTTACCATTTACCCTTTTAACATAAAATTGTTTGCACAGCAGACAATGAAACTCATCTTTCTTAACTCTAAACATAGGAACAATGACATGTTCATAAGAACAGTGAGGACAAAGAGTTGCTTCAACTTTGTCATCTAGTTTTTTATCTACTTCGCCTCGCCCCATGATGGACCAACCTCGCAATCTAATTTGACAGGTACTTCTAGTTCTACACAACTCTTCATTATGTCCATGATCTTATCTTTTTCTTTTTCATCTGCAAACGAACAATCAAGTTCATCATGCACCTGAATGTGAGGTATAACACCTTCCTCGTAAAGATTAACCATAGCCTGTTTTGTCATGTCAGCGGCTGATCCTTGGATAATTTTGTTTAATGCTTTGTAAGTAAACGCTCGGCGTATCTGTTTGCCATGTTCTCGCTCTGCTTGGTCCCTGGGCAGTGGTTTGTGGACACCGTATCGTGAGGGTTCCCACATATCAAATCGACACTTACGACCTAACAAAGTCCTTACATGACCTACATCAGAAGCTTTTTTCATGGTTCGCTCAATCATTTCTTTTACAAAAGGCACACGGCTGTGATACTTCTCAAAAAGGTCCTCAGCTTGTCCAGGAGACAATCCTAGCTCTGAGCTTAATTTACCCTTACCCATGCCATAAAATAGCCCTAGATTGATTGTTTTAGCCTTTTTACGATCTATTTTAGCCATATCTGATACCATGGTATGAAAGTCCGTGTTTGGATCTTCATGGTATGCGTTGACAAACTCATCAGCGCCTTTCAACCCGCCAGCCGTTAAGCTAGCTAGGTGAACCACAAGTCGTGGCTCCTGCTGTGAATAGTCAAACGCACCCCATTGCATTCCTTCCTCAGGTTTAAAGATCGAGCGTATCATCGGTCCCAAAACCTTCGAAGCAGGAACTTGTTGTAGATTCGGTGTATTGTAGCTTAGTCGTCCTGTAACGGTGCCACCACCATCTCCACGTAACTGGTTTATCTCTGCATGTATTCTTCCCTGATGTTCATGCTTTAAAATTGTATCAATAAAAGTTGTTCTGGCTTTGTTATATTCTCTAGCCTCTGCAACTGCTTGAACCAACGGATGCTCGTGTGTGCGGAGGAAATGCTTGTCGAATTTAGGAGCACCCGTCAATTCAGTCCGTGCATAAGGAATACACAATGCATCGAACATTTTAGATATAGACTTTGCTTCCCAAACATTAACCGCAACACCTGTTTCATCTTTGATTGCTTTCAAACTTTTTTGTTCTTGACCTAAAAGTTTTTCTTTTGTTTGTTCTGCTTGATCTACGTCAACTCTAACACCGTTCCATTTCATGTCGATTAAGACAGGAAGAACTTTGTGTTCTAACTCATTTATACTCATTAAATCTTGTTCACGTATTTCTCTCATGAACACATCAAATAATTTTAAGGCAAGCTCTGCATCCTGCTCTGCGTAAGGTCCCACATACATCGGTGGTAATCTCCACATATCATTCTTTGCGTCAACACCCCACTCTTTTGCAGCTTCGTATAATAAAACTTCTGATTTTTTTTCACCTAAATAATCTTTTGATAATTCATTCAATGAGTATCTCATTCTGTTCTCATCAAGGATTGGTGCCATGAGCATCGTATCCCAAATCTTTGATGTAATTCTCATGCCCATGCGTTTCATCCAACCCACATCATACATGGCGTTATGACAAACAATTTCAGGACATCTGTCTAACAAATCTTGAAACTGTCTTAAAAAAACTTTCTTGTCGTAGTTACCTGGTGCATCGTGATCGATAGGAAAATATCCTTTGAAACCTTCCCATGCTAATGCAACACCGACAACTTTACCTTTACCTGTAGCCCAACCTGGTCCGTGGTCCTTGATTCCTGGATCGCAGGTTTCTAAGTCAATAGCCACAGGGCTTTGACCTTTATAATCTATTCTCTCTGGGCAAACCCACTCACTTGGAGGAGCGAACAGAGGATTTTGAATCGTCATTTTTTTCCTTTTCTTTTGGTAAATAAATCAAAACTTCTGTGTCACAATTTGGACAGACTAAAAATGTTTCCATCGCATATGCTTCACTTTCTTGCTCGATATCATAATCACATTTCCAATCTAAAATTGTATGACAATGCCAACACTTCATTTTTTCTTGCGATAACTAAGTGCACTTAGCTCCTCTTCAATACGTTGCCACCTTGAAAAACTTATTTGTGCATCTGTTATATCTGCAAGTAAAACTTCCAAGTTTCCAATGCCTATTTCTACAGGAGAACCAAAATTATCTTGCACAGCTTTTGCTTCTTTTTTTGTTAAACTAATAAATAATTTACCATCTTCATGTACTATTCTCATCGTATTACCTCCAAATATTCTCTGTCTGTTTCTGACCGCACTAACCACAATTCTTTTTTAGCACGTGTTGCGCCTACATAAAAAACTCTGTGTTCGTCATCAGGGTTGTTAATCAATGCTTCTTCGGACTTACGGGATAAGTCTAATAACAGCACAACGTTATCAGCTTCGCCACCTTTTGCTCCGTGGATCGTGGATATTTCTATTTGAGGCTTCTGCCATATGTTAATACCACGTTTCATTAACTGTCGTATGTACATCACTTTACCATAAGGTATTTTATCCAATGCTTGAAACCACATAGCATTCTTATCTACCAACAGGCCGTGATTAAACATCAGCTTTTCATAATCAAACTTTTCTTTGTCGTCTAAATTTTTTAAATTTTTAAAATTACGTTGCACACCAATACCGGAGCTCATGTATTCATACATGGCTTTGACACCTTCTAAACCTACACTTTCCCCTTCAGCTAATTTATTCCAAGATGCGATAGCGTGTTTAAGTTTGTCCGCTATGCTGCTTTGACCAAATCGTTGATAGTAGAAACCCTGTTCCAAGAAGAACTTTTCAACTTTATTAAGTATGTATTTAGTCCTTGCGAGAACGAGCCATTGTTTATCTTTGTAGGGTATTGCTTCGTGTGAATAGACTGTAACAACCTTGCCCTCTTCATCTTTAGCTTCCCACTCTTTTTCAACTCTATCTTTGATTTTTCGAACGATCTTGGATGCCACGAAGTGGTGGGATTGAGGTATTCGGTAGGACTTATTGAGTATAACAGAAGTGCCAGGATAAGACTGAAATGTATTAACATCCGCTCCAGCCCATTTGAAAATAGCCTGGTCGTCGTCACCTGCTAAATATGCCCTTTTACATTTAGAGATAAGGTTTGAAACAACTTGCCACTGTACGAGCGATAGGTCTTGCGCCTCGTCAACAATTAATACCTCTATCCCTGGCCATATGTCAGGTCTAAGATTAAACTCTAAGAGCATGTCCGTAAAGTCATATAATTTTCTATTTTTTTTGAACTCCTTAAGATACTCAGCAATCTGTTCTAACTTTCTCCAACCACCTACAATGTGACCAAACTTAGAGAACGTGTCATATAAACCAACACCGGTGATACGAGATAGATCTATAATTTTTAAATAAGGATCTTGTTGTATAAAATTACCATCTTCATCATGTGTGTCCTTCGGTGCAAGATCAACTTTCAATATGTCAGAAATTTCATGATAATGTTTTGACTTCATCACATCATTAGTAGATAAACCTAAACATTGAAATGCTAAACTATGAATGGTGCGAAAATAACGGAAATCTTTTTGATCAAGCTTGAACTTGTACGCAGCTCTGTTTATAGCTTCGCTTGCGGCCTTCTTGGTGTAAGCGACGAAAGCTATGTCCTCGGGTGTCAACTCCTTTTCTAATTCTTCTTCAACAATATTTAAAAGAAAAGTTGTCTTACCTGTACCTGGTGGTCCAAATATCTTTTTGACTCTAGAATGGTACATCGGATTTAACTTTGGGTACATTTAACTTTGCCTCTTGCTTTGGCTTTGGGTCAGGTATGTAAAATAAATTCTTAACGGTGTTTGTATTAACTCTAACTTTTTTAGAGTCACCCCCTCGGTCACGAATAAGCGAACCCATTTGTGTCGAGCTAAATTCTTTAAACTGTATTTTTTTGAAATATCTCTCAAGGCTTGTAAGTTGAAAAAATATCTTACCATCATCTTTCCACACACAGTGATTTAGAACATCTTCGATTTCATCTGCAATAGCTTGATTGTATATAAAATCATCCAGATGTGAATTAAATTGTCCTTCTTTTGTCACCTCATAGGGCATCTTGATTATTTCACATTGTTCCAAAAGCTCTCGTATTCTAGCCTCATAATCTCTTTTTGACATTTCAACAGGTAAACTGGTGTGTGTCTCAAGCACTTTCTTACGAAACATTCTTTGGTCCATGAGCTCATCTGTGCCTACTGTAATTCTCTTGCCATCCACATCTAAGTGCCAAACAGATTCATCCGACTCTAACTTAGTCAGATTAGCTATATTCATTTCAATATCATCACGACCAATACCAAACTTTCTTACTCTACATTTGCTGTTGTCACAATGAGAACGCATTGGTACGTCCTTACACTTGTAGCCATAATCTTTTTTCTCGTGTTGATCTATTTTTTGCTTAACCTGATCATAGCTCATGGGTGGTTTGCAATAGTTTGTGTTAAATTCAAATACTTTGTTTTGCCACTCTCCTGCTCCATACTTCTTTTTTGCATAGACACAGTAGTGAAATACCACATCATCCCTCGATCCTTCAAAAATACCCATGTTTTGGAGTATTTCGATGCATGGAGGTCCATCGAAAGTGGCTTTTTTCTGTTTTAAGGCACGTACAGATAGGTTTTGAAGGTCGTCATGTGTGATAGCCTTCTGAGAAACTAAATTGAAGAACTCTTCAAGGGTTAATGACTCTCCTTTTGAGTCCATTGCGTATCTACCAGACATATCTCCACCGAAATAAGGTAGGTTGAGAAAGTTTCCCGTGTCTCCACGTTCAGCATTCAATGATTCTTGCTTTGGAAATATTTCACAGTCTGCAAATCCTAGCACCGATGCTATCTCTGTCAGTTTTTTTATTGCATCTTTTGCAGGAACAGGTTCTTTGTAAAAAATAAATAAGTGAAAACCACCCGACTTTGATCGGCAGGGTATAATTGGTAAATTTAATTTAGTGTAGTTATCAATTGTCTTGCGTACGTCTATAGTGTAATCGTCAACATCAATACAAGACCAAGAGCAACTAGCATCATCACGTATGGGGATAATACCAAGACTAGGATCATTGCCCTCCACATGATCTTGCCAATGCTTATCAGTGACTTCTTCTTTGATGATAAATGCTTTACCACCAACCTTGCCGCTATCTTTTGTTTCACCTTTGTAAAAAACACCGTGAGCACGGGTTAGACCATTAAATACACTTTTAAGTTTTTGATACGCTTCCATATGTAAGAGGGGGCCGAAGCCCCCATACTATTAAAAAGGATTGTCAGTATCTGGTTTATCTTTTCCAGAACTCTCATTCGCCTGTTCATAGTTGACCTCGACAGATCCTTTTTTCACAGCATTGTGAAATCGTTTGCCTTCTTCGTACTGATTAGCCGAAACGACATCACCTCTCTTAATATCCCAGCTATACCAATCACCTTTGTCATTTGACTGAGGTTTAGTGGTAAGCACATATGAGTAGTACCAACTAGGGGGGTTGATGATTTGCTCACCATTTTTTACCTTAGCTGACATGACAAGACTGTTCCACTTTCGAGACTTAGATAATCCACTCACCTTCATTGATATAAGGACCTGAGAAGTGAGTCCTTCACTGTTTGTAAGGAGGCAGTAATGATTGTGAGTTCTTTCTAAATAAGTCCCCTCTGGAAGCCTAGCTTTACCCTCTGCGTCTTTTTTCGTCTTATTCCACAGAGGAGTATCCACAGGGTGGACGACAGGGGCAGAAGAACCAGTACCTCTATCTGTCCATTCAAGTGCAACAGGCTCAAAGTAACAAGGTATAACTGAGATACCTTCAGTACCATCATGGAGTTCTTCCGTGACAGTATTGAAAATCATACCCTCTTCTGCTCCATCCACATACTCACTCTTTTGTTTTTTTGTTTGCGGAGACATTGAGCTGAGTATTTTCAAGAAAGGTATAGCCATGCTTTCCATATCAACGGATGCTAAACCTTGACCTTGATCTTGTGCCACCATCGATAAATCTATCGTTGGTGCAGCAACAGCAGAAGATTCTTTTTTTGCAACTGCTTGTTCATTTTTCTTTGGTTGATTCATTTATTTTTTTCCTTTTGTTATTTTTGTTTCTGGACGTATGAAGATCCCAAAAAGATCATCAGGGTCCGTTAATCCCTCTTCGTGGCGCTTTTTTAGAGTCGCCTTCAGTGTCGAGGGGTGCACTGATTTTTTCACGTCCGGGGTGATACCGAAGTTTGATTCAATATATCCAGCTAAATCTCCAGCCATATTGTCTTCACCCGTTCCGAAACTTGTTGATACTTGGTTCTTTATGATGTCACCCAAGCCTTCTTGTTTTAAATACTGCAGAGCTTCGTCTTCTCTAGCTTTAGGTATTCTACAATGAAATCCTTCCTTGACAGTAACTTTACTGCCATCTTTCATTGTAGTTTCATTAATACCTAGTTCCTGCATTTTTGTAGGAATTGTTTCTTGAGAAAGTAAATCTCTTTCTCTTTTCATTTCTTTCATTGTCTCTTCCATATTTTCTATTTCAGAG